TCCAATTAAAAATCTTCTTTTTCTTTTTGGGTATGGTTTTTGTATAACTGGTAATTTTGCTACATGGTGTTTTTGGACCGAATATCCAACACCAGTTCCACCTAGTAATAGGAACATACATTCACTAAATGAATCAATATGGTCAATTGGCATGTACGCACAATTATAAATTCTATTTGGAGATATCTCAATCGGTTTACCACCGAATTGCATTGACCTCATAGATGGTAATACTTTTTTATCATAAACTAGTTTGTATTTATCCTCTATTTCATTTTTTAAATTTGGGTATTTTTTAATGTGCATATTTTTATTCCTAGTAACTAACTCTTCCCAAGTTTCTCGTCTTTCTAGTTCTGGTAGATATTTTGCGTACTTCATGTAGACAGTAATATCCGATAAAATTTTGTTCGAAATTTCCATATTTTTTATTTTTATTTTATTTATTTAATATTTTTTCTCTTCTTTCTAGAGCATCCATAACTCTTTTTCGGTTTCTTTGTGTTTTGTCTTCTTCAAAACCTAAGAAGGTTTGTGTAGATTCAGTATTAATTTCCAATGTAGCATTATTAAATGTACAATTTTCAAATATAATACCATCTTGACCTAATCTAGACTTAGTTATAGCGATAGTAGCCAAACCAAGTTCTTTTTGTTGTAGTGTTTTTGCCACTGAAATTATGACATGTCCAACTTGAGCTTTCTTTATTGACCCACCCATTTGGTCAGTAGTAACCACTTCAGATGAAATAGAAGACCTATTACCTTGTGCGGCGGTCCAACCTACTAGATTCAACTCATGGCACATACCTTCAAATTTTCTCATAACTGAACCTTCACCCTTCCACTCATCATTATAACTTCTATCCGGTATCACACAATCTATATAGTCTAAGACAACAATATCTAAATTTGTACCTTCTGCTGTTATTTTTCTAATTTGGTTTTTAATTTGTGCAATGGTAAACTCATCTGAGGCTAACTTTTTCAATATTAGTTTACCACCATTTGTTTTCATTTCATCAGCCTTTGAGAGTACTTTTTCTTTATTGTCACTTAGTTTTTGAGGTTCTATCCCCGTCCAACAGGTAAAGTGCTTTCTTTGTATGATTTTAGGGTTGTCTTCAAAAAATATTTGTAACACGTTATACCCCATATTAAAAGCTGTATTAGCGAACCTTGTTAGTATTGTAGTCTTACCTACACCGGTAGGTGCTAATATCACACCCAACTCTCCTTTTGCCAACCCACCATTTAATAAATTGTCGATGCCGTCTATCCCAGTAGGGATTGGGTGTCTATAATCATCTTTTAAAACATCTTCTAAATTTTGGAAAACTTCAACAGTACCTTCATCACCTTCACCAATACTGATGGCTTCTCTTATATACTCTTCACATAAATCATAACTTTCAAAGTCACCCTTTTCTAAAATAGTTTCTACTTTTCTAATAGCTTTTTTTAATTCTTGTTGTTTACAAAATTTTATTGTTTTTTCTTTTATAAACAAATGGTCTTCAAAAGAAGCCTCTTTTATATCCCTTAACATATCAATAACACACTTTTTAGCCATTTCAGAAGAAATTTCTAATTGTGTTAATTGTTCTATACCTTCAAAAGATGGAATACTATGGTACTTTTCGTGATATTCTTTCATCATTTGCATAATTAATTTAAAGTATTGATTGTCAAAATATTTTGACTGTATACTATCAATTATAGATTGTGCAAACAATTTATCAGTAATAATTAGATTTAGTATTTTTAGTTGGAAGTTGTATCCTAGGTATCCAAAATTTTCGGTATTTGTCATATAATGTTGTTTAGAAATAAATATTAAAATTACTATTTAAAGTTGTTTATCTAGGTAGTAACAATATGGTTTTCTGTCTGACAAAACGTCAGTTAACTCTCTAAGTATGTAAGAAATTTGTGGTCTAATATCTACAGAAAATTTTACTTTAGGTGGATAAATGTCGGCAGGGAAAATTCTTTGCATAATTAAATGATTTCCTTTTTTAATAGTTATCGTAAAATACTCTTTTTCTTCCTGTAATTTTGACACATCTTCTTTATAAAATTCATCAATAATATCTATAGTTTTTAAAATTAACTCATGATTTATAATATCTTTTATGTATTTAACAGTTTCATAAAGGTCAATTGACTTTATAGTTTTTGGGTTGTGATTTCTTACTGTAAAAAATCTTTGGCATATAATATTATCTTTTATTGATAATACGAATTCAAACTTTTCTTTTTCTTCAAATTGTTTCATTTTATAAAATTTTTTTAAATTTATTTTTTTCTATTCTGGTTAATGTTAAAAATGGTTTAGTAAAATTTAAGAAAGATTCATCGGAATTTCCAATAAAATTAAATAAACCATCTTTCATCATCATTCTTAATAGGTTTTTGTATGAACGCCCTTCTGGGTCCATATTTTCGTTTATTAATTGTTTAATTTCTTTTTGTTCTTGTTCAGGTAGTAAACTCACACTTAAGTCAACTAAAAATTTATTTCTTTTAAAAAAGTCATCACCTAATTCACCCTCTTTAGTAATACCTTTTACAATATTTTTTAATCTAAAATTTTTATTACCTTTTTCGTATTTATCCTTACAAATAGATAAAAACTTTTCAAGTTTTATTTCTTCATCACATATCTCTGGTACTAAATTAATTATAGTTTTTATTCCAACATTTTTAATACCACTTATATCATCAGAAGAATCACCACATATAATTTTAATTAATTTTACATTTTCTACAGGAACTATATGTTTTTCAAATTTAATTTTATCTCCTTTTTTAACTATCTGTAAATTATTTAATAATTTTAAATCTGTAGTTTTAGAAACTAACTGGGTTAGGTCTCTATCGTTTGAAAGTATTGTAATCTTTTCTTTTTTATTTTGTAGGCTATAAAAAGCTATACAGTCGTCAGCTTCATGACCCTTAAACTCACATTGTCTAATAAAAATTTCTTCTAGATATTGTTGTACTCTTACTTTTTGTGAATATAGGGATTCACGTTTTTCTTCAGTTAATCTTTTATTGATTCTTTTAATTTTATATTGTGGGTATATATTTCTTCTACTTTCGTAATTTTTTTTACCATCCCACGCTACTACAATTTTATTAAAATTATATTCCGATATTAATCTTTTTATTGTATTAAGAAAATAAAAAACAGCCCCTAGATTAGTTTCTTTATCTTGGAAGTTTTTTAATCCGTGAAATCCTAATTGTAATAATGAGTTTCCGTCAACAAGAAGTGTTTTGGTCAATTTTTTATAATTAAAGGTTAAATACTAGTTTTCTATTTCTAAAAGTTCAATTTCAAAATTTAAATTTTTACCAGCCAAAGGATGGTTCATATCTAAAGTAACTTCTTTTTTGGTAACCTCTACTATTGTAGCTGTGGCTGCCTTACCACTTTTTGTATTACCCTCAATTCTTTCATCAATTATAAATCTGAACTCTTTTGGGAAGTCTTCTCTTGGTACTTTTATTTCTGCTTGTTCTTCATATTTACCATATGCTTGTTCTAATGGTATAAATATTGATTTTTTTTCACCTTCTTTCATACCTCTAACAGTATTTTCAAAATCTCTTAGTACCCTACCATCACCAATATTAAACTCTAGTGGTTCTTTTCTTGAGACTGAGTTGTCAAATTCTTTACCATCTTCATACGTACCTATGTAATGTACTTTTACTTTTTTCCCTACTTTTATACTATTCATTTTCTTTTTCTTCTTTTGTGTCGAATTCACCCCCCACACCTAACTGGTCAGACCAAAAAGAGGCGTATTCTTGTTTGTATTTTTCTATTGATTTTTTTTCTTCTGATGTTTCTTTTCCAGCCAAGAACCCATGTGGTGTTATTAAAATTTTACCATCTTCATAACCTAAACCATTAACATGGTTTTTCATAATTGTTATTTTAGTTCTTGTTGCAAATTTAACTTTTCTTTTTTCTTTAACTGCTGAAATATTTGTAGTTCCAGCATTTTTTTGATTACCAAATCTAAAAACTAATGTAGAATTTAACCATAAAGCTTCACCACCTTTTGCTTTAATTTTTGGTTGACCAAATGGATTATCGGGTAATTCCACCCATGGTTGATTTACAACCACTAATGTGTTTGTGTATTTTGAGTCTTCTCTTCTAGACTTTCCTATTCTTTGGTTAATACCCATACCTATTTTATCAGCGAATACAGCAGCGTTATGCATTTTACCACCCTTACCATCAAAAGTCATTTTACATGGTATCGAACCAACTGAATCCCATAAAAATAATAAGTCGTAATCTAACTCTCCCTTTTCTTGAGCATCTAATAAAGAATTTATATAGTCTGTAATTTGTTCTATGTACTGAAAATCGTTATTGAAAAGAAAAAATCCTTCCCAATCTATTTCACCAGTACTTTCATCTACAACTTCTTCACAATCAAAACCTAATAGTTTGGCATAATTAAATCCCCATTTTTGTTCCGTTATTAGTATTACTGGTAAAACCCCCTTTTTTTGTGCATCTACAGCTGTTTTAATTAAAGCTGTAGTTTTACCGGTATCTGAATGACCCAAAAACATCTGTAAATGACCCATGGCTGGACCAGGTATTCCTGTAGCGTCGAGGAATGCCGGTCCTAGGTCAAAAAATTTATCTGTTTTAAATTTAGCCTTTTTAGAGAACTTACTTTTTATGTCTGAAAAACTTCTTTTCTTTAATGCCATCTATATATTTTTTAAAATGGTAAATCTTCGTCTACTTTTTGGTTTGCTTGTGGGTCTGGAGTGTTAGTTGTTTTACTCATATCCACAGTACTATTTGTTTTAGCGTTTGGGTCATCGTACGTGTATTTTTTTAGTTCACTATCCCACACAGGGTCTAAACCTTTAGAAATAGCTTCTAAATACTCAACTGGTTTTTGAGAGTATACATCCTTCCAAGTTTTTTCATCGGAAGTCCATTCTACACCTTTTGCATTATCTTCTGTTAATTTACCTGGGTCTTCATACATCACGGAAGATACTGTTGTATATTCTCCTCTTCCACCTGGTAATGGTACTGCTTGTAAAATAAGTATTAAGTCTCTACCTTCATTAACATCAGTAACATCTCCTTTATTTCTCCAAATAGGGATTATTTTGTCAATTGGTCCATCCCCTTTCCAATTATGTTTAAATCTCCAAAACTTAACACCATCTTCTTCCTTATCTCTATCAATAACTTTTACAATGTAAAATTTTTGTGAACGGTATTGTCTTGCTAATTCTTTTGATTGTTCGTCACCAGCTAATCTAAGTGCTTCTTCAACTTCATTTAATGGACTTCTTTCACCTGTTGGCTTACCCGCTGAATCTTTACCTGGGTCATAAATTTTCATCCATCTACCTTGTACTTGTGTGTTATGAAAAAACACTTCTTTAAATGGAGAACTACCGTCTGTTGTTGGTAGTATTCTAATTCTTTTTTCACCTTGTTTAACACCTTTAGGTAGTGCAATGGTGAAATATTGTTTTAATCTGTCTTCGTCTGACATTCTTGGTTTTGAAGATGTTGCCTGTTTGTTTTTTTCGTATTGGGCTAATACAGCGTCTAATGAACTCATAATTTATATTTTTTTTTAATAATTAATTTCTTTAATAAAGGTAACTAACTTATTCCGGGTTGTCAATTATATGGGTATAAATAATTCCATAAAAAAAGCCCTTTGTTAGGGCTTTAAATATATACTATTTTTTTTATAGGGTCAAACGTTAAAACTTTTTTGTATCTCTGTTTCAGAATAATTATCAACGTCTTCAGGTGTTAATATGTATTCTTCTTTACCTTGTTCTTTATATTTGTCTTGGTTATCATTCCAAAAATCAGATAGTGATTGGTCAAAAGGTCCAGAATCCTGTTTTCTTAAATCTAACTTTTCTTCTTCACTTTTTGGTCTATACTTTTCTATTTTTTGTTCTAGACTACTAATTTGATTCATTAGTTGGTCCATTCCTGTTAATTTTTCTTCCATACCATCTAACATAGACATTAAGGATTCTAACTTATCATTAGTTTCTGATGTATTTTTTTCCAAAGTTTCTTGATTACTAACTAAATCAGTAACCTCAACTTCTGTAGTATTTTCATCTTCTTTTTCTGGAGCTCCTGGTATTGCTGGTGGAGGTGTAGTTGGTAGTGTAGTTGGTGCTGCTGGTGGAGTAGGTGGTGCTGCTGGAATATTCTCGTCTGTTGGGGCGTCACCTGTTTCCATCTCAACTTCAGCGTCACCTAAACCTAATTCATCAAAACTAGTAGTATCTTCATCATCTTCAGTTTCAACATCAGCTTCAACATCTTCCTGTTCACCTAATTCTGTTTTACCTAATATTCTTTCAACATGACTTCCCATACCTAAATTACCAAAACCACCCAAGTTTTGTTCACTAAGATTTTGAGAATTATAACCAATTTGATTAAATCTTTTTAACTCATTTAATAATTTTTTTTCTAAATTATCCATTTAATAATTGTTTTACTTGACCGTTAGGGGATTCAACTTTTACTTTTCTATTTACTCTAATTTCGTTTTCTACTCTCTCAATTAGACCATCTCTACTTCTTATAGTGTAACAAATTCCAGTATCTAAATCACAAACTTCTTGACCTTCAGATGAGTTACCATTTTCAACTATATTGTTTGTATTTTTACCTAAAAAATTACCTAATTTTTGTCTTAAATTGTCTGTTA